TCTTTCTTTGAGTTTTTGATAATTCTCTCCTTTAGAATAACAAGCATCTTTCATTAGAAGAATAGGATCTATTCTACTCAACATCAGTCCATAATTTTCAGCTTTAGAAAGAGAAAAAGTCAAGTAATCATTGCTAGCATAACCTTTTTGTCTATTTAAATATTCAATTTCTTTCTCGTTAAGTTCTTCATTTTTGATTGTTTCTCTTTTTATGATAATGCCTTTCCATTCATCACTAAAACACGGACCATAATTCAAACTCATTTTTCCACTTAGCAATTCTGAACATAGATTTATAGATAATTTAGTTATTCTATTCATACTAAATTTAATGTAATCTACAATTTTATCACTTCTAGATCTATTAATCAAAGTTCTTCCCATACTAACCCAATTATTTATAGTATCTAAAGGTTCTTTAATCTCTTCTGTTTCCCAATTTCCACAAATTAATCTAGAAATACTTCTGTTGAAATATCCCGAACAATAATTGGCTCCAATGCAAATTCTTAAAAATTCAATAGAATTATAACCAATACTCTGTTTTAAAGGGTTCATTAAAATATTAAATTTCTTTAAATTGTTTAAAATTTTGTCTAAAACCAAAAGACTTTTGACTATTAAAGCTATATCATCACCAGCATGTTTACTGTAACTTTCATCCCAATAATGGAATTTATTTATATGATCGTAATCTAACATAGTTAACATAATATAAGCAGCACATAAAATAGAATTAAAATAAGTTGTTCCTCTATGTCCGGTCATGAGAGAATATTTATTTAAACCTACAAATTTACCTTCAACATAAATTTCTGTATTATACAAACTATTAATTAATTTTTCTTTTTCAGTAGGAGTTATACTAAGGTTGTATTCACAAGTCACTTCAATAACACATTCTAAAGCTAATAAATCATGTTGTTCATCAAAATGATCATAATCTAAAGCAGAATTCAAACCCAAAGCATCTCTCAAACTATCTACATTATCAGCTTGAAAATCCCCTCCCGGATTTAATAAAACTCTTAGACTTTTCCATGCTTTTTCTATAGGATAAAAGAGTTTATGAAAAGCGAAGTAAGTACCAGAATCAGTGTTTAAAATTATTCTATTAGTCTTACCTAATTCATATTTAAACGATGAATTTACATAAGTTTTT